CGGCATGTTAAATCACACATTTCCTTCATTGGAAGCTGAGATTAACAAACCAAAAGCCGCACCAAAGAAAACAGTTGCAAAAGCTACTAAAAAGAAAGGAGACTAAGTATGAATAAAATATTTCATTATACTTCTACTTTTAAAACTTTAGGCGAGCAAGATGATGGTAGTATAGACATTAAAGGGTCTGCTAGTACTAATGGTCTTGATAGAGCTGGAGATATTATCGAAAGCGATGCCTGGACAAAAGGTGGTTTAGAAAACTTTAAAAATAATCCTATTATATTGTTTAATCACGACTACAATAAACCTATTGGAAGAGCAACAGGTTTAGAAGTGAATGACAAAGGATTAGATATCTCAGCGAAGATATCTAAAGCAGCGGGCGATGTTAAAGATTTAATTAAAGATGGTGTCCTTGGAGCTTTTTCTGTTGGTTTCAGAGTGAAGGACGCTGATTATATGACCGAAACCGACGGATACAAGATAAAGGACGCTGAACTTTTCGAAGTTTCTGTAGTATCAGTACCTTGCAATCAGGGAGCAACATTCTCTCTAGCAAAGTCTTTTGATAATATGGACGACTATGAGGAGTTTAAGAAGAATTTTGTAAAGGCTAACTCAATGGACTCAGCAGACGCTGTTGAAATTGAGCAGCCAAGCGAGGAGAAATCCTCAATTTTGGAGAAAAATATGTCTGAAGACAATAAAACAACTCCTGAAGGCTTTGACCTTGAAGCATTTGCAAAACAAGTAGCAGAAGATACTGCTGCTAAAATTGCTATGCAACAAGCTGAGCAGAAAGCAAAAGAAGCTGCTGAGGCGGAAGAAAAATCTGTTGAGGAAGCTGAAGTGAAGGCTGCTGAAGAAGCAAAGCAGGAAGAACAGAAAACAGTTGTAACATCAGTTATGACTGGAGCAGAAAAGCTAATTTCTGATGTTGAAGATAGAGTTCTTAACAAGCACGAAGATTTAGAGACTGTAATTAAGTCTTTAGAGTCTGAATTAAAAGACAGAAGTGCTGAAATAGAAGCTATGAGAGAATCTAAAAGGGTTTTCTCTGACAGAGGAAATAGTGACTGGAGAAAAGCATTTGAAGGCGACATTATGGACGCAAAAATGCTCGGTCTAGCTACTGGAAAAGGTTTTGAAACTGACTTAGCCAAAGGTGTGATGGAAAAAGTAAATGCCATGTCTGGTGTTGCTGTTTCATCTGCTGATTTTGAGCAAGTTGTTTCAACTAACATTGAAAGAGATATCCAGAATGAATTAGTATTAGCACCTCTATTTAGAGAAATACCAATGACTTCTGCGACTCAAATACTTCCAATCTTACCTGACTCTGGATATGCAGAATTTACTGCGAGTCAAACTACTAGTGGTGGAGCACCACATGGTAACTTAGCTCAAAGAGGAGATGCATACAACCCAGGTTCAGCTGGTGGTATTGATATGACTGAGAGAACACTCTCAACTAAAAAATTAATCTCTGTTTCCTACTTAGGAAACGAAACTGAAGAAGATGCAATTTTGCCTATTCTTCCGTTACTAAGAGAGTCAATGGTTAGGTCTCATGCTAGAGCAATTGAAAACGCTATCTTAGTAGGAGATGATGCTGATGGTGCATTCGGAACTTCCGGAGCAGCATTTGAAGGACTTTGTCACTTAGCGGCAAACGACTCAAACACTACACAGCCAAGTGGTACATTTGCTGCTACTGACGTTGTTACTGCAGCTAATCTACTAGCTTTAAGAAAAGCAATGGGTAAATATGGTGTTAACCCAAGTGAAGTAGTTTACATAGTATCTCAAGATGTGTACTATGACTTGTTAAACGACGCTGAGTTCCAAGATGTGAACTTAGTTGGTGACATGGCTACTAAGCTAAGTGGTGAAATCGGGCAAGTATTTGGTTCAAGAGTACTTATCTGTGATGAATTCGCTGCTAAAGCTCACTCTAAATTTAACTCTGTAGCTGTATACCCAAGAAACTACGTAATGCCTAGATTAAGAGGTGTTACAGTAGAATCTGACTACGATGTCGCAAACCAAAGAAGAGTCCTAGTGGCTTCTCAAAGATTAGGTTTCACAGACCTAATTGATGGTGCTGACTCAGTACAAGCTCTTAAATACAAATCTAACTAATAGATTGATATGGCTCGAGGGGAGCCTTATCCCCTCACTTATAATTATGGCAGTATCACAAGGCGGAACAAATTTGATAACATTAGCACAGTACAAAGATTTTGCTGGGCTCAATGGCGTGTCGGAAGATGCGAAATTGAATGTTATCATTCCGTCTGTGAGCCAAGCCGTAAAAACATATTGCGGAACTTCGTTTGTAGACTTTTATAGCTCTGCTAAAACGGAGTTCTTCGATATAAAAGATAATCATACTACTGCAATAATGCTAGATGAAAGTCCAATAGTAAGTATAACTTCAGTCCAAGAAAGAGATGGACAAGCCAGTGCATATGTGACCCTCATATCCGAAAATTCTGATGGTAGTGGCAAATATGAATATACTGTAGATGAAGAAACTGATACTATCTTTAGAACTGAAGATACTGCTGATAAATCTTTTCCGAAAGGAAGAAAAGCAGTAAAAGTAGTTTACAGAGCAGGATACGCGAGTACTCCTGGAGATTTAAAACTAGCAATTTTTGACTTAGTAAAATATTATTTAAAAGATGAAAGAAAAGAAAGACTTTCTATAAGTGGTGCTCAGATTAGTAACCAAGTTACTACCAGCCTAAGAGAAAACATTGGGTTTCCTGACCACATAAAAAGGATTCTTGATTTCTATAAACTGTATAAATAATGACTGTAGATGTAGACCAATTAATAAAAGAAGCCGCTACAAGAATGAATAGAGTTCTTGATAAGAATTATCTTAAACAGGTACGTGCTCATATGAATGCAAATAATGAGCATTTTATTAGGTTCAATCAGGGTATGCTAAACGGCATTGATGTTGCTGCTGATTTAAATGAATTTATGGTAATTTTTCCTGATTTTTATAATAAGTTTGCAAGTCCAGAAGAAAAACGAGCAGTAGATGAAGGTCTTGGAGATACGATAAATGCAGGTGATTTACTAGAACGAGGTCTTAAGAGTGGTAATTTAAAAGATAGTGATATGCGAGCTTATGGAGGAAGAGGAGGCCCGGTTATAGCAAAAACAACAAATCCAGGTTTAGGAAATGTAAGGGGAGAAAAAATAAAAAATACTTATAATAAACTTAGACAAAAAGTAAATAATCTTGCAGAACAATTCAGAAGAATTGGTAAAGGAGGTAAAGATTTAGGGCATTTAAACGTAACTCCAATTACTCAAGGAATGACAACTGTCTTAGTTTCTTTACAGAACTTAAGAGACGAAATATTAGCAGGACTTCCAGGAAATAAAGATACAAGTGGTGTAAGTTTTGAAGGTAAAGGTGGTGGTGCTTTTGATAGAGCAGGCATAAAAACTATGGCAGATTTAGATTCTATCATAAGTAAAATTGCCAAACTTATAGCATCATTTGAAATAATACAAAAAATACCAAAAGAGTTACTTGAAGACCCAAGCATAAAAAGAGGAGCACAAAGTTTAAATTTAGTAACTAAACAATATGTAAATGCAAAAAATATATTAGGAAAAGGATTTACTATAAATGCTACTAAAAAGAAAAATATAAATATTTACTCAGGAGGAAAAGGAACATTAATTGAATTAGTTCTTGAATCGCCAGACTATAATGAATACTTAAAACAAGGATTAGAAGCAACTGTATCAGATAGTTTTAGAAGAGTTTTAAGAGGCACAGATGCAAATTTAACAGCTCTTCAAGATTATTTTAAAACGGTTGATGCATATGAAATAGTTGATTCTCCTAGTATAAAACAAAAAATAAGAGCAGATTTAAAAGCCCTTGCAAAAGGTAAAAAAGTTACAGCCCATAAAAGTACAAAGAGAAAAACAAAAAAAGGAACATCTAAAGCGAAAAGAAATATAAATTTATCAGCTATGCAACAAGCTCCTCTTATTGCAAAAAAACTAGCAAAAGAAGCAACTAGATTAAAAGCAACAACAAGTAGAGCAAAACCAGGGAAACCAGGAGCTAAAAAACGAAAAACTGGAAGAGACCAGCTAAATTTAGCAAAGATACAAGCGGCAATAAATACAAGATTACCTGCAGAAGTTAGAAGAAATATGGGAAGACCTGCACTAATAAATCAAACAGGAAGATTTTCAAATAGTGTAAAACTAACAGGATTGAGACAAGCACCTGCAAGCATTGTAGCGGATTATACTTATCAACTAAATCCGTATGAAACATTTGAAAATAATGGTGTAAGACAATGGCCTACTGGATACAATCCAAAGCCACTCATTAGCAAAAGTATTAGAAACTTAGCAGCAGCATTTATAGACCAAAAATTTACACTTAGGAGGGTTTAATGTCTACTGAGTATAGAACAAAGCGTCGAAAAATAGTAGATGCAGTAGTAGATAAAATAAAATTAATAAATGGGCAACACCCTTACAACTCAAATGTATTTAATAATGTAAAGGGAAAAATGTTGTTCTTAGATGAAATAGAAGAATATCCGAAAATCTGTGTTATAGCAGGAGACGAAGTAAGAGAATATCAGACAGCAGGATTTAAATGGAGATTTTTAAGTTTAACAATTAGAGCATACGTTCGAAATGAAGAAGATGCTCAAGAAGAATTAGCAACGTTATTCGAAGATATCGAAAAGATTATCGATGAAAACGATGCTTTAGTGTACGACACTAGCATAGTACCTAACGGTAAAACTACTTCAATGACAGTTGAAAGTATTGGTACCGATGAAGGAGTAATTGCTCCTTTAGGGATTGGGGAAATGTCGGTTACAGTACGATATTAAGAAACGGCGAAGCAGATAAATATCTAGCTAAGCCCTTTCAATGTGATAGGAGATAAAAATGGCACTTAATCTATCAAGAAATACCAAGGTATACGTCAGTTCAGTAAATGGTGTAGGCGCTACGGGCGGCATCAGAACTGTTACTGTTACTACTGCGGGTTCTGGTCATGCGGTGGGCGATGTTATATCTTTTAATGCAAATGATACTTCTGGAAATGGAATCAATGCGAAAGTTATTGTTTCTGCAGTAAGTGGTGGTGGTGTTACAGGAGTACACATACCAAATAACTTCAGAGGAAGTGGATTTGCAGCAAGTGAAACATTGACTCAAGGTGATGCAAGTGATTCTACAGGTTCAGGAACTGGACTTGTTGTAACAGTAGCAACAATCGCAGGAACAACTACAGTAGATGGTAGCAGAATAGGAACTGGCTTATTTAAAGGTAATGGCACAAATGCCAATACTTTCAGAGTAGGTGTGTTAGATGGTTACAGCTTTTCGCAAGGAAGTGATGCAACTGATGTTGTAATCAACGAAGCTGGAGCAACTCCAAACAGAGGACAAAAAAGATTTAATGACTCTTTACCTCCTGCAGAATGGTCTTTCTCAACTTATGTAAGACCTTTCAAACATGGAGCAAATAGTAATGGCTCAGAAAACGACATGGGTATGGTTGAAAACATACTATGGGCAGCTATTGCAGGTAAAGACATTACAGGTGGTGCACTAAGCGGAACAAGTGCTGCAGCAGTAACAGTAGATTCAACTGATGCAGATGTTAGTTTTGCAAGGTCAGAACACCACGAGTTATTAAAACTCTCAATTTTCTTTGCTTTGGAAAATACAACTTACAGACTAAATGAATGTCAAGTAAACCAAGCAGAAATAGACTTCTCTATAGATGGAATAGCAACAATTGCATGGTCTGGTAATGCAACTACTATTGACCAAATTACTGTTCCAATGGAAGACCCTAATACAGCTTATAGTTCAGTCTCAGGAGATACTGGTGGAGCATATTCAGCTAATGCTACAATTAATAATGCAGAAGCTTTTAATTATGTAGATACTACTGGTCCTGATGATGCAGACTATTTAAGAAACAAATTATCAACGCTAACACTTTCAACTTTAGAACAAGGAAGTGGTGCAGCAAGTGGTGGACTAGATGCAAAATCTTACGATATTGCAATCACAGGTGGTTCAATAACTATAGCGAACAACATCACTTATGTAACTCCTGAAACTTTAGGGGTTATTGATAAACCAATTGGTTCTTTCTCAGGTGCAAGACAAATTAGTGGAAGCTTAACTATGTACTTAAATACTACAGGTTCAAGTGGTTCAGGTAATGGTTCAAACCAATTACTAGCTGATTTGGCTGGTGCAACTGACTTAGTTAGAAACTCTTTTGATATGAGTTTATTTATGGGAGGAGGTTCTTCCGACACACCAGTCGTAGAATTTGACCTTCCAAGAGCGCATTTCCAAGTTCCAGCTATTGAAGTCGCAGACTTGATTTCAGTATCTGTTGAATTTGCAGCTCATGGCTCAGATATAACAAGCGCCGATGAAATGACTGTTAAATATAAGGGATTAACTTCTCATAGTGATAGTACATACGCTACTAATCACACGGTCTAATCATGGCTGTATACAACTTTCGTAGAGAAAGCTCTGTATTCATAGTACACGGCGGGAGTCGCTATTCTTTAAGAACGACTCCCGAAGTGTCAATCTCCCAAACATTTGCGGAAGATTCGTACACAGTAAAGACTTTGCACGACCAGACAAAAATGTTTAAAGGGACAACAATAACAAAAGCAAACCCTGCAAATTTTTCGTTTGCTATTTATCTTACAGAAGAAAAAGATGAAACAATAGTAAAAAGTCTTTTAACAGAATATGATACAAGTTCAGGAGAACAATTAGTAAAAACTTTTGACTTGTATGTTGTAAGTACTGAAAGTGCTTTCAAAATAGAAAACTGTCATATACAAAATGGTGATTTTGAATTTGAAGTAGAAAGTCCTTTAACTTTAACTGTAAGTGGTAGTGGAGAAAAATTAACAAGAGTAGGCGGTTCAGATTTCACAGTTCCAGGAACTGTAGTATCACCGAGTGCAACATACACTCCCATCACACCAGTTTTAGATGTAGAATTAGGAGGAACTGATGTTCCAAATTTAGTAGGCGCTACACTAGCTGTGCAAAATAATACTAAATTTAAAGGTTATGATACTTTACAAGATAGCCTTTCAGTAACTAACAATACTAATGCAATGTATCCAAATGGGTTTCTTTTAGAAGATAGAGTTGTATCAGGAAATATTACTCAGTTTTTAACTTCAAATAACTCAAGTAGTTTTTTTGATTTTTCAACAAATAGTAATATTACTATTAAAACTTTATTAAATGGAGGAACTTTTTTTCAAGCAGCTTTAACAGGCTGTATGTTTACAAAAAGGATACAAGTAGGAGAAGCTTTTCAAGATGTCATAGACTTTAGATTAACTTCAAATCCTGCTAACTTAAATACAATTATAACTTATTAACACGGAGAAAACATGGAGTTAAAATCGTTATTGGTAGATACCAAGACAACCTGGGTTGAATTTCCAGGACTTGAAGGCTTTGAAGTTGAACTTGCAAACCTATCAAGAAAAGAATTAGTAAATCTTAGAAAAAGATGTACTACTAACAAGTTCAATAGAAAAACAAGAATGTTTGAGGACAGTCTTGATGAAACTAAATTTGTAGATGAATTTACTAAAGCTACTGTAAAAAATTGGAAAGGATTACAGTTAGGTTATTTAGAAGATTTAGTTTTAGTAGACTTAAAAAATCAAGATAAGGAGGCGGAATTACCCTACGACTTAGACAATGCAAAACTCTTAGTTGAAAATTCGACTGAGTTTGATAATTGGCTAAATGAAGTAGTGTTTGACCTCGAGAATTTTCGTAGCAGAGAGTCTGGACAAACTAAAAAAGCAACTGACACTGTATCTGGACAATAAAGATATAGGAATGTCAAAAGACCAGTATCTCATGATGTGTGAGCAAACTGGTCAAGAAATAGATTGGGAAAAGTGTCCTGCAGATTGGGAAGATTTTCCTGAACGTTTATGGGATACTATAGAAATATTTAATAGTTTAGGAGATAGAATATACCCTGATGTTGGGTATGTAGGCAAAGACTATACTAATCTAAAATTATTATTTAAACTAAAACATATACCTAAACATTTAGAGGAAACTATACTTGATTTACTTCTTTATTTAGATGCGAGAAATATCAAAATTTCTCAAGAAAAGCTTAAAGCGGAACACGCAAAGATAAAACAAAAACATGGCGGACGATAGAATACTAATTCAACTGGAGGTTGTTCAGAAAGGCAACAAGCTTTCTGTAGTTGCAAAAGACACAGAAAGATTGGGTAAAGCTACTGATAAAACCGCCAAGAGTAGTGAAAAATTAGAAAAACAATCGAAGAAAACTTATGGTCGATTTGAACAAGGCACCATAGGTACAGCTAACGCTACAAAAAGCTTTTCTAAATTGAATCAAACAATAGGTGGAGGCGGCTCAGGTGGAGCAGGTGCTCTTGTGGGAGCATATGCAGTACTAGCCGCAAACATCTTTGCTGTTACAGCAGCGTTCGGAGCTTTATCAAGAGCTGCAGCTGTTGAAAAACTATCTGAAGGTTTAGAAACTTTTAGTAATCAAACTGGTCAATCTTTGGACTTAGTAGCAAGAAAACTTAAAGAAGCAACAGGAAATGCAGTATCACTAGAACAAGCAATGACTACAGCTGCAGTTGCTACAAGTGCTGGTTTTGGAGTTGCTGAGATGGAAGGTTTAACTGAAGTTGCTCGAAATGCTTCACTTGCACTTGGTAGAGATATGGGAGATGCACTTGATAGATTGACTCGAGGTGCTATAAAACTAGAACCAGAAATTTTAGATGAATTAGGTATTATGGTTCGTCTTGATGATGCTACAGAAAACTTTGCAGCAACAGTAGGTAAAGCAGCAGGAAACTTAACAAGATTTGAAAGACAACAAGCATTTGTAAATGCTATTATTACAGAGGGTCGAGACAAATTCTCAGCGTTAGCAGAAGTAGACCCCAACCCCTATGACCAACTCTCAGCAGCTTTTGCAGACTTAACTAAAAATATATTAAGTTTTATTAATGTACCTCTTAAAGCATTAGTTAGCGCACTATTATCTTCACCAGGATTATTTCTAGGAGCAGTAACTATCTTCTCAGGTGGAATAATTAAAAGAATGATTCCAGCATTTGGGGATATGGCACAGGGTGCTAAAGACGCAGCTGCAGCTGCAAGAAATTCAATTCAAGGAGCAATTGATGCAGGAGCAGGCGCTCAGCAAGCTATTGCTCAAACAATAAAACCAAATAAAGAAGGTTTAAAAACTTTTGATGCTATATTTGGAAAAATGAGACAAGGAAAAGCAACAACTGATGACTTAAAGAGTGCAAATAG